TTTGTTGCTCAGGTACTTAAAAAAAATATTTTATAATAGTGTTGCGGAATTAAGGTTTTTAAGTTCTTCAAGCGCTTTAGAGATTTCAAACAGGACACGAAGAGATGAGAATACATTGTTGTCGGTGGGGATTGTTTCATTATCCAGTTTGGAAATAATCTCAAGATAAATGCCATAGCCACGGATGAACTTGCGTAAATCATCTAATGAAACTTTGCGCCCGCTGTTCAGTTCCAGAAAATCCATGCCGGTTAACACATTGGTTTGTGTCAACTGGTCTATAGTAAGGCTGTCAGCTTTTAGCTTAGCTATGATCTTATCGGTGAGTTCCTGTAATTCAAGTTCCGTCATACAGTCAATATTTTATTGGCAACTTTTCTAAAACTTTTGTCATCAACCCGACGTATCTTTATCAGGTTCTCGCTTTCTGTATAGTCCACAATCTTTATATCCTGCAGTATCTGTTTGAAGATATAGCTCTTATAACCCTCAATAGGCTGGCTCATTTCAGGGACATTGGCATCAGCCCGTATAAAGCGTTCCCCTTCAAAATAGACATAAGTACAGCAGAGGATTCTGTTCAGTAACTCTCCGAACCATACGGGACATCCTTGTGCGTTACCAAGCGTGAATGTCTTCTGGGTAGTTTCCAATGCGTAAATTTCAGACAGATTGTTATCATATGTGGTGAACTGTTCATTATTCACACCGAATACCCAGTTGTCATCCATGAAACCGCCGGGAGCACGCCAGTCAAAGAAATACTGAGTGTCGGAAATCCAAAAGACAGCATCCTGTCTTTGTCGGTTGTCCTTCATCGAATACTGTATAAGGGTGGTTCGGGATAATTCAGACGTGTCAGACGTGATACGGAAAGGTTCGGAAACCATCCCGTTGATATCAATGCGGTAACATCCTTCAGCCAGTGCGGTCAGAACATGATAATAAATCTTATCAGTATGGTTCATGCTCCATATTTGCCAGTCAATGACTGTTTCATGACCGGTCACTATGTTGATTACCTTGCCTGTAATCGGTCGTGATTCGGAGCGTGTTATAACCTGTATCATGACTTCATCAGACGGGGCGAATATTTGCATATATTTGCCGGAAGCCCTGCACATATCTGTAGAAGGCTTGAAAAAAATAGGAGTGAACGGACTTACTATATACATAATTTACACTATCTCTATCAATTCATATTTAAGTGCTTCGGTTTCTTGCGGCTTGACATCCAGAGACATGAGATTCCCCTTGAAAATCATTCCGTTCCATTCTATCTGTACAATCGTATTGTTCCAATCTTCCGGAAAAATGAAGCTGTCTGTGGAAAATTTGATATTTCCAGGACCGAATAGCGGGTCATCCAAGGAGACGTCCGTATTCACAGCCCTGTCATCCAGTTTGATGCCGGCATTACCTTCAGTTGATGCGAACTTTAACAGGCTGGTGAAGGAAGCCAGATAACGTTTGTTCGCCTCAATCATATAGACAGGAGCCAGCGGTGCATTGAATACGCTGTTGGTATAGGCACCCTCAACCATAATGGTTCGGTCTACAATATATTTTCCCCCGTTGTTGATGCATTTTACGGCAAACACCTGTTTATCGCTGTCAGAACTGCTTGTTTCCTCACCCCGTTTCCCTATGAGCTCTTCAAATCCGTAACAATCGGCACGGTATGGGGATATAAGCGACAGTTTGCTGTTGTTCAGTGTTACACCTGTTGTATAGGTGGTGCTGAAATTGAACTCATCATTGCCATTGTTTCCAAGATCATAATCCTGTTTCTCATAGCCAATTTCAATTTCGGAATAAATCCGGCTGCTGTCAACGGAGTATTCAGGCTCTGATATGGAGTGTATGGTTTTCAGATTGGTACTTCCGAAAACCTCATCACGATGCTTGAATACGACATAAGGAACCTTCTCACCCTCATTCACGTTTTCCTTCAAAGTGCATTTCATAAGGCTGGTACCGACAATCACATAATATTGCTCATTTGTAAAAAATACCATATCCGTTCTGGCGCGGTCCGCAATGTTATAATTGGATGAACCGGTGAAAGAACTGTAATATTTGTCATTGTCCGAATACATGAATTGTTTGCTTCTACGTACATACAGGATATTGGATTCATCCACTGGACCTGTGAATGAACCGGAGTCAGTCTCAACGGAGATTATTGTCCCTCCGAAAGTCTGTACACCCTCATAGTCGGATAGTCCGATATCATAAAGCTGGCATTCGAGTAACGAGGTCTTTTTTGAACCGTCATCATAAACTGCATGATAATACATATCATCCACTGTATCATGATAGTATCTGTCTTCGTGCACTTTATATGATTTGTTGGCATTGTCGTAAACCTGATATCTTTCATAACCGGGGAAATTGGGGGAACGGTCAAGAGTGATGGAAGCATACACAATGGCTAGGAAGTAACCGTCTGTGGTTGAGAAATGTAGGGTGAAATTATCTGTTATGGATGTAATATTTGCTTTGTATGTGGTAAATCCTTCAAAATCATGACTATTGTTTAGTATGTCCGCATAGGGCAGGTCGGTATTGGGCCGGCTTTTCATTTCAATGGTATAAACATATCCGAATACGGTTTCCATCCATTCACAGAACTTGCTGAAGGAGGAATAAATTTTCGCTTTCTCAAAGTTTCGTATGCTTTCGGCTGCCACAAGACGGGAACCGTTCAACCGCCAGTTGTCCTTTTCTGTAAAGGCGTTTGATATATATGTGCGGATGGTCGGTTTGATGCTGCAATAAATACGTTCGCTGTTGGCGCTAATGGACTCCAGTAGGCGGCTGAGCAATTTCAAGGGTGATATCACATCAATATTGACAGGATCGCCCAAGTCATTCCATGATGTGATACCGGTATTATTATGAATTCTGACCGTTCTTCCATCTTGAACGGACATACGCTGATGGTTGAATATAGCGTATTGCAATCTCTCACCGGCAAGTAGCTTCCCGCTCCATTTGACTGCGCTTGTGTTCGTATTCGCATCAAGACCCAGAAGATTTGAGTAACCGCATGTCAGAAGCTGTATATTGCCTGATGTGGTTATTTTACATAGTACATGACCGAATTTTTTAGATTCTATGTAAAAGTTGGAAAAATCTACTGTCACATAATTATCTTCGATGCATTCCAGAAAAAAAGATGAGGTGCATGAGTTTGCAGGAAATCCCCATCCGCAATCTGTTCCGAATTTCAAGAAGGTTTCTTCCTGGTCCATTGTGACAAAAGAACGGTTGTTCACTTCATTGGTAACGGTATAATTTACATACGGAATCCACCACCACGCATCTTTAGGGATAAATTTTTCCATATATTCCTTGTCTTCCACGGTTTCCCCGATAATTTGGAAGGAAACCTCATTACGGATACGCACACCATCATAATTCAAAGGAATGTCTTCACGCATCTCAGATACAGGATACTCATATATTGTACCTTTATTCGCCTTTATCAATGCGGCGGCGGAGTTATCTATACAGCCTATTCTTGCCCGGTATGAATCATATTTGAATGTGGAGAAGTCATGGGGACATTCAAAAAGTTTGTTGTAGGTCCAGTTATTGCTGATGCCATAAACGGCAAAGGAGGCCAGTGATTTTAATTTGTCCTTGTTATATAATGAAATGAATCGCTCTCTGGCTTCCTCAACGAATTCCATCGTACTGCCACATTTACGGACAACACCCCCCAAATCCACACGGGTGTATGTGGTCTTTATATCACTGATATTGGCAATCATGCGTGATACGTCGATACAACTGTTACCAGCTGTATCGACCGTATTGGAACCAATCATCAGATAATATTTGCAAATCATACAATCATAGTTTTACTTTCGGGCAAATATAGAGAAAAAGCCGGCCGATACTCCGGCTGGCTTTAATCTTGGAAATTCTTGGAAAGTATGACTGTAAATTAATGTATTGATAATCAGTGGGGTATTATTCTGGCGGAATGGAATGCAATTTTATTCAGTCTTAATAGACTGTAATCAGATTCTCTATTCTGAAGCATCTCATTTCGTTCTTTCGGGCATCAAAATAAGCGAATGTCTTATAGCTGGGTTTCGTTATTCTTTTACCTCTTACGGTAGCGCCGGCAGGGAGGTTCATCAAAGTGCCTTCGGCGTATCTGATGGATCCGTCTGTCTTTTCATAAGCGAATCTGACTGTTTCAGTTCTCATTTTCTTAGCCAGCCTGTAGAGCTCCCATGCCTTGAGCATACAATATCTCCAGCTCTTTCCTGTAGCTTTTAATAACTGGTGTGCATACTTCATTACCCTCACTCTGAAATTTGTTCTTGTTTCCATAAGTTCTGTTTTTGGTTTGACTTGTTGTTTTTTATTGTACTATAAAGATAATCATAATAAACAAGTTTTACAAACAGGAACTCTTCCATTTAAAATGTACGAACTCTATTTAACGGTTAAATCCAGTTCGTTCCTCAGCAGTTCCCGACCGTAAGAGATACGGCTTCTTACGGTATTTACTGGTATTCCGACCATTTTGCCTATTTCTTTGTATGAATATCCGTGTGCGTAGTAAACCACACAGTCCATACAGCAGGTTCTGTTATGGCATCTCCTTATTGCAGCCTGAATGTCATGTACCATCAAGTCATCAGAGGCTTGATTATGGGAGAATATCTCTTTAATGTTGTCACACCCCACAAATCGGATTAGTGATCTTCGATTATAGGCGGTGATATAGGTGTTCAGCATGATAACCTCACACCAGGGTTTCAGAGCCCTGCCCTCCTTGAATTTTTCTTTATTGCTTAAAACCTTATAGATGGTGTCACCGACAAGATCCTCGATATCGCATACGGATGAACAGTATCTTCTTGCTATTTTGAAAAGCCATGGATACAAATCTGCTATCTCACGATTGAAATCAGTCATTTTTTCACAATTTTAAGGGTGAATAATGATGATTCCTCACTCAGATTCTTTTCAAGCTCAAGATGATACATCTGCGCCTGTTTTAATAATTCACTTGCGGAATTTTCCAGTTTGTCGATAAGCGTGTCAATATTCCTTTCAGAGTGGCGGAGGGTGCTTTTCAATTCTGATAACTCGGAAATAATCCTGTTGCATTTCTGATCCAAACGATCCAGACCCGGCAATATGAGAGCAGCCAGGGCATTAACTATTCTTTTATTATTCATAAGTAAGTTGTTTGTAATTTCAAGAATAGTTACTAACTGTCTGTCCGAAAATTCGATACGTATTTAAAAAAGCGGGTGGAAATAAAAAGAATAAGGAGTTTTATCTGCTCCTTGTTCTTAATCTTATTTCAGTATTGGCGCGCTGGACTATGTTAGCGTAAACAGCGGCATTTATTGTATGTATGTCAATTTGCATTTTAAAATAAGTCATGACAAACGCTATTTCAGAATCAAAGGAGGCACGGATCGCATTTTCATTTATGGCAGGGTTATCTGCTACAGCCATATCCTCTGTTCTTTTTTTATAGAATTCAGCCTCATGTAACATATTCTCAACGGCCTTTTTGAGCCGGTCATCCGTCAGGTTAGCAGGGAGGCTCTCTTTTAGAGCTTCCCTCACCTGTTCGTATCCTTCAAGAATACAAAGCGATTTGCATAGTTTTAACAGGAAGATCCGGGCGTCAATCTTCAAGGCATTTTCTTTCTCAGCCATTATGGCTTTTACACCAGTTGGATTCATGAGTGTCCTGTATTCAAGGATGAACCGGGATGCAAGTTGTTTCATTTCTTTCTCAGAGGCATTCTCATTTTCTTCAAGCAACACAGAATTGTCACCACAGGACAATTCAATGAATTGTGCCAGTGACAGCTGGTTCAATCTCTCAATCATAATCTGGTTCTTTTATAAAGTTCATAATTAAAATCATAGGCATCACGATGCTGCTGCTTTGCCATCTTACGCATATCACTACGCATTCCTTTCAATTCATGGTTTAAGGAGGAGTAATCGTTGTTGACCACAATATTGTTCTCTGTTTTTCCAACGTGTTGCTGGCTGATATTGAGAAAGTCAACGGAGGACAGATGGTATAGGCCGGCATCGGGGAGTACTTGGGTCCCACGGGGAAGGTCTACAAGCGTAGGAACATCAGGTGTTATCCATGCTTTGCCACTGTAGACGACAATTTCTTTCTTGCCGCCATCGCCGACAATGGCAGGACCTCCTGTATGGTTGTCAGTTCCTTTGGCATATTGGGGAATCGGAGTTGCCATGATAGTGGCGACTTGTACAGCGCCCATGGCTCCGACTAATGCAGCCAGTACAAAATTAGGTAGTGCTTCGGTTATTGCTAGTGCTGTTGCTATGCTAGCATTGGCGATATTTGCAGCTTTATCCCAAACAGCCTGTTTATATTGGATATCCTGACGTCTTTTTTCCAATTCTTCTTCCTTTTTACGGGTCTTGTCCTCTGCGGCACGCTTTCTGGCCTGCGCTTCTTCCTCAGAAATAATTTTCTGCTCCTTTAGCAATTCTATTCTTTCTATTTCCGAGTCATGGGCATCAGTGTTCGCTTCGGACTCTTCCTCTATCTTATCCAGTTGCCCGTCATACAAGGTTCCGACCAAATCGCCGATGGTACTGACAGCCTGTGATGCTGTCTGAAGCCATTTTTTCAGATTCTTGATGCGTTCCTTGTAAGCTTTTTCTTCCGCCTTGTTAATTTTTTCAATGGCTGTAATCTCGGCATCTGCTTCCTTATTAGCCAGATCAGCTTTCAACTTACATAATTCCTCGGTAAGTTTCTTCCGGTCTTTTGCGCTTAAGTTGTCAACATTCAATTCCTGTTCAATGGCATCAATGGCGGCTTCTGTAGTTTTACGGACATAATCAAGTTTGATTAGGTATTCTTCTTCTGCATATTGCTCGGAAGACATGTTCTCTGTTTCTTTGCGTCTTTTCAGATTTAATAAATCTGTCTGGAACTGCCTGTCACGCACAGCCTGTTCGGCTGCCGCATTATCAGCAATTTGGAGAATCTGTTCGGATGCGAATTCTTTCAACAGGCCCTGTCTTTTTTTCTTATACTTTTCATCAATAAGAAAGACATCCTCACCGGATTTCTCGGCGGTGTTCATCTCCTCCTCACGCTCCAGATCAAGCATCTTTATCTTAAGGTCTAGTTCTTCCTGAGTACCTTTTTGTATTATGGCCATACGGTTTGAAAGATTATTTTTTTCAGCGTCTAGGGCAAATTTGATTTTAGCATCAGAGATTTCCTTTTCCATCTTTTCAGCAAGGTTATTTCTAGTAGCGCTTTCCTCCTCACTGTTACCTCTGATTGCTGCGATTTGCCTGCTATAATTCAGGCTGATGGATTTAATCTGTTTTTCAAGTCCTTCATCCATCAATGCCAGTTCGCTTTGCTGATATTTCTCTTTTATGGCTAACCTTTCTTTCTCAGCTTTTTCAAGGGCTTTCTTCTCCTCGTCTGTCAGTCGGGTGGTGCCGATAGTTACATCAGTGGAATTTGATATTTTCCTGATATCCGCAATCTGTTTTTCCAAAGAAGTCACTTTAGTTACTTTATCCAGATATTCATTCCAGGTTTTTGTCTGTTCCTCGCTGAATTCGGCATTTGTCTTTTCCAGTCCAAACGCCTGTTTGAAGAATGAAGCATCTCCCATATCTTTCCATAATTGCTGGTTCTCATTATAGAATTTATTCCTTAAGGACTGTTGCTTTGATAACTCCTGCTCCAAAATGGCAATTCTTTCATTTTTGGCTTTTTCCAATGCTGTCGTTTCGTCATTCCCGGCCTTCAGATATTCATCTTTCAAACGGTTTATGGCAATAATCTCAGATTTTATGGATTCCTCCGCATAAGGGGATGCTGCTCTCTTGGCTGTTTCAACTTGCTTATCCGCAAGTTGTTCCGCGTTCATTAGCCATTCATTTATTTTGCGTATGCCATTTGTTGCCATGTCGATAAAATCCTTCATGGCTCCGGTATTGTCCATTATAGTCAGCATCAAAGATTCCCAGGCTGATGATAAGTTATACAATGCGCCTTGTACATTGTTTCCCATAGTATCGGCCATTTTATTCAAGTCATCTTCCACTCCTGTAATCTGGTCACGGAGAGGAACGATCTTGTCTGATGCGGTCAGAAAGGCGTTAAAAGCTGCCACACTTCGTTTATCGGTCATTTCCAGTGTGGAATTCAGATCAATCCCTTGTTCTTTTAATCTTTTCAATCCGTCAACCAATTCCGGTAATGTCTTAACCGGTCCACCAAGAGCTTGTGCTAATTTACCACTGCCATCAGCTAAATTCAGTAATATATTCCGGGTGGCTGTAGCCGACATGGAAGCATCAAATCCTGCGTCTGCCAGTTTGCCCAATAAGGCCAATGTGTCTTCTATTGTGAAGTTGAAGGCCTTGGCAACAGGTCCGACGATGGGCATTGCTGTCTGAAGGTAGGAAAAGGAAAGGGCGCTCTTGGTTGTTGCGACAGCCATTGCGGATACGTACCGTTCCGTTTCTTCCGTATCAGCCCCGAACATACGTAGAGCCGCACCAGCCAAAGCAGCAGCTTCCGGCAATTCAGCACCAGTAGCCTGGGCAAATTTCAGCACTCCTTCGGTCATATCAAGTATCTCTGTCTTGGAAAAGCCTAATTTGGATAATTCTATTTGCAGGTTGGTCGCTTCTGAGGCGGTGTATTTTGTCGCCTCTCCCAAACGCCTAGCATCTGCTGTCAAGTCTTTTATCTCTCCTTTGGTCGTACCCAATATGGCAGCGAGCTTACTGTTTGCCGCTTCAAAATCAATAGCTGTATTAACTCCTTGTCTGATAGCTCCTGTCAGCTTTTGAATTCCTGCAATAACCGCTTGAGCACCTAGCATTCCTTTGATCATACTGCCGACACCGATTGTTACTTGGCTTATTCCGCTGTTGAAGCTTGTTTTCAACAGATTGCCCGTACTTTTAGCAATGATTCCCATGTTCTTCATGGCGGAATTACCTCGTTGAATCTCCATCCATGCACGTTTTATGGATTCGGTATAATCACCAACAGTCATTTTCTGCTGGGTGTACCGGTCAGAATTACGCTTCACATAATCAGTATTAACCCCGATGGTGGAGTTTAGACGTCCGATAGTCTGGATATATTCCTCATCCGTGTCCCGTACAAGTTTCACAGCCTTGCGCAACAGCCTGTTCATGTCGTTAGCTTCCTGAATGCTATGGATTTCCTTGTAAGTGGCGGCAATGGCATCAGTTATAATCTTTTGACGCTCCTGTTCTGTTACGTTGGCAGATTTTTTAGCCGTATTCGAGGCTCTTTGAGCCTTTTCAACTGTAGCCTCTGCTTTGGCCAGTTTCTCCAATGATTCGGCATTTTTTTTGCTGGCATCGGTAAGCTTCTTCATCTGTGTGGCTGATAAGTTGCCACTCTTGATTTGTTCATCGAGGCTTTTGGCAACTCTCTCAGCCAATTCAGATTGTTTTTTTAATGCTGCATTCAAATCATTGGTCGCACCGTCAGCTTTTTTAGCCTGGGTTATAATGACAGCGTTTAGCTTGTCCAAGTCACCGACAACTTCGACATTCATTTTTAATCCTTTAGCCAGTTCCTTGGCTGCGTCGCCGTAAATAGACTTTACTTTCTCTATTTCCTGACCAAGCTGTTTTACCTGTTCTATTTCTTTCTCATCAACAAGATCGGTTATCTTTAATTCTGCCATAATTACAAATAATGTCTGTATTCTACAATCGTGCCTTTTATCTCTGTGCCCAGTCGGTCAAATGAGTAACTGCCGTCAGCTTTCAAGTAGATGACATAAATACATTCGTCCAGCATGGCCGCTTTACGGGCGAGTTCACTTACACGTTCAAGTTCACTCATTTCTTTTTTTATCTTACAACCGCATGACATGATAATATTATTTATATCCACATTCTTTGAAAAAATTCTCAATCCATGGTCTGAGGTGCATTATGATGAAGTATTCCTTTGCGGAAGAGCCTAAAGCGAATATATTGTCACCATATTTCTTTTGGATATCGGGACCGTCTATAAATCCTTCCGTAAATACGCTCATACTCCTGTTCAATCTTTCCAACCTGATGCTGTCATAGAAAGTACCGGTAATGAAAAGGTTGGGAATCTCAGAAGGGCGCGGGGGCAGGTTTAACAGAAAACTGACTACCGGAGGTGTGATTTTTTCTTTCCATCGCTTGTACTTTTCAGGCTTATTCTGCCAGGGACCCGGCTCATTGAAATAAGGATCGTTGTCATAAGTAGGGCTCAGACATCTGTCTGTTCCGTCCATACCGCTATATAACTGTTCCTGAATACAGTCTCTGATAATGCTCTTGTTTGTATCCATGCAGTTCAGACATTCCTCTTCAAGTCCGGCGGCTATGGCATTGATTGTTTTTGATACTTCATATATGTTTGCCATAAATTAAAGATAAGGCCGGACAATGACGTCCGGCCGGGTTGTCAATCTTCTTTCGTAGCTTCCTTCCCCACAATCTTATCGTAGGTGTCAGAGAGCATCTTTTTGCGTGATGCCTCTTTGCGGTCTTGCCATAATACTTTAATGTGTCTTTCAATGAACTCTTCCTTTGTCATGGATTTTACAGCGTTCTCTACAAATGTCACTCCTTCGATTTTCATACCTGCTCGATATATTTGATATTGTTTTCAAATAGGATGGAAGGTGCCTTTAGAGATGGAGTTCCGGAATCTTTCGGAGTAATGGTCAGCACACCGTCAGCGTAAGTAGCGGTTGTTGCATTATCCAGCACTTCAGCGGCTTTGTCTGCTATGAGTTGTCCGAATTCAGGAGTACGGTCATAAGCACCAATCTTTTCAATAATTTTGTATTTATTGCTGGTCATGCTGACAAGTTCCACACCGATCAGCCCTCTGAGGGAATACTTGGGATCGAATCCTAATTGGATGAAGTCGAAATTCAGCAGGCTGTCTTCAATATCCATGTGGCAGAAACTTATTGTCATTGTTGATTTGGCGCCACTTGCCGGGTATTGGGTTACAGTTGGATAAACAGTGGACATCGGAATACCTGCAAGTAAGTCTGTACCGTCATTATACCCGATAAGCATATAGTCCTTGTTCCAGAAATAGACGTCCCATTCCCTGTTTGTTGCTTTCAATAGTTGTGCGTTCAGCACTTCATCAAAGCCTGCCAGAGTGAATGTATCCGTTTGTGCATTGAGTCCGTTAAACTGGTTGGGACCATATCCGACCGCGCTTATCTGGGCCTCTCCGCCGTTTTTTGCATATTCGAAAAACGGGGAGATTGGATAAATCCGGCCGGGGCGGTCCGCATGGCACATCTCTGCCAATTTTTCTGCTGTAACATCATCAGGAAGTTTTGTTCCCGGTTCGACCAAAATCGCTCCTTTAACTTTTGACCAGTCAATCTTACAAGCCGAACTACCCGAATTAATATGGGTTCCGGCACAAGTTCTAATCTTTTTCATTATCTTCTACAATTGGGATTATTAATAGTTATTTCCATCGAGCTGATATCAATGGCATCAATAGGATCGCTCACTTCCTGTCCGGTGGCTGTCATTGCACCGTATCTGCCATAAGAATAGTTCTCGGAATAAACATGCCTTACTTTGTCATCCGCTCCCCAGTCAAACCGGTTGTCTTCGAGTAATACATCAAGTAACCTTCCATAAATCGGGCGCAAGATATTCTTGAAAGAGTTTACCTCGCGTTCCTCGTTTGTCCAATCTTTGGTTGACGGGCAGGCGATAACTAATGAAACCTTTGACTTTGAATAGTAATGCCGGCTGTCACGTTTCTCACTTATCGGACAAAATAAAGCGACAAGAGGAAACTTCAAAGGCAACTGCCGCTCAGACTGACTGTATACATCAAGAGTATCCTTGATATATTGACTGTTCCCGAAGATATAGTTCAATGGTGGATTATCCACCTCCTGAAACCCTCCGTTGCCGTCAGGACATAGAATCTTAAGATTCTGGGAAGCCTTGGAAACTACATCACGAAAGATATCCACTATATCCATTGTCATAGGTTAAAGCTGTTTATTGGAGTTAACAGATTCTTGTTGACGTTCACTTTGAACGGGCATTCATCGGAAGAAGCCCAACAAACGAATTGTTTGTTTCTTTCAACCATTGTATTCCATGTGCTTACCTGACGTTGGAGCGGGGAAACATGCTTGTTGGATGATTTCAACTGTATAAGTCCGGTAACAGTCGCATCTGTATTCATGTCACGTAAAATATGATAGAATACATAATCGGCAAAAGATTCACGTAACTGCCTGCACACATATTCATAAGGAGAAACAGTATCATTCTTTGTTTTTGGGGATTCATTTTCAATCATCTCAAGATAATCCGTAATCTGACCGGCAAGCGTGAATCCGACAACATCATTCAGGAATTTCCGTTGAAAAGAACGGATATACCCGTAAATGACATTGTTGGCGGAAAGTCCTTCAGCGGTCGGCATTTTGGCAGTAGTGGCGTTTCTTATCTGCCGGGGGCCGGATATGAAATATGATACATCAACAAGCATAGACATGACTACTTCTTTTTAGTTGTTTTCTTTCCGCTGGTGTTCACAGATGGATTGACATTATCCATATCTATGGACATGGAATCATCTTCTGGCAGATTATTGCTGTCGGTGATATTCAGTGTCTTACTGTCTTTCATATCGACTTCCTTTTCATCCGTTTCAGGCATGCTGCCGCTGGCTTCCATCTCGGTCATACGTGCTCTCAGGGAATCTCGTTCACTGGTAAGTGATTCTATCTGCCCATCTTTCTGGGCCAATGTATCTGTCAGTTCTTTGACTTGGGCTTCAATGGCTTTTAACGCATAGTCCTCATGGACCAGCGTACCGGAGATAGGAGTGATTTTTATCAGCCCTCTACCTATACGGATACGCTGCTCACGAAGCACACGCCCGAGTTCCTTTTCGTCACCTTCAAGTATGTACTTCATATTCTTTATGCGGATTTAGTGATTGCTTCCAATACATCGTCCAGATCACCATAAGCGAATGCCCAGGGCATGTAGACAGGCATCATCAGTTCTTCCTGAATCATGACTGTGGTCATGTTTTTCAGTTTGGTGTTGACATCATCTGCGAATTCGATTGCCAGAGTGGTGTAGTCTATCAGAGAACAACCGTTCAAAAGGTCACCGGCAAAGTATTTGCCGACACCGATGGCGTTACATTCGATAACAGGTACGTTGCCGATATATTTACGACCGTTCACTTCGGTAATTAACTCAAGATTTCTGCCGGTTGTATCCTTGGCGGTGGAAATAGTGAAGACTGTGGACGGATGCAGAACCAAGGCATTAGGTGAATACTGGCCAAAATTAAGTACGGCGAAGATAGCGTTCACGACATCCTTCATGTTCGGGTCCTCCACAGAACCGAACATACCGCTTTTAATGGCTCCGGACATTTTGGCTACTGAAGTTTCGGTTCCCTTATAGTCAAAATCAATAGCGAATTTACGGTCATTGATTTTATGAATATCGAAAGTATCGTTCAAGCCTGTCTCTACTGTCGCACCTGACAGGGTCACCTTCATCTTGTCAATAATCTTGTCATTGGCTGCGGCTAGAGTTATGATTGTCTGGCCGTTTGCAGCCTCGAGTGACTCAATGGCACCGGCAGAGATGGTAACATAATTACCGGCAATGAATTTGGAAACACAATCCACGCCTTCATAACGGGTGATACCTTTCAGATTGTCCCCGGTACCGTCACCGAACATAATCTGATAGTTCTCGGAGAATTTGACCCATAAAGGCAGACGGTTGAGGATGAATGATACTACATACTGCTTTGCCTTCAACAAACGTTTTGACAGATTCATGTGGGTACCGATACGTTTTACATTCGTGAACTCTTCCTTGAATTTCAATGATGATTCAGCCAACATACCGTTTTCTGCTACAACCATGACATTGCGGTCAAAATCATAGACCTGTTCGTATGAGATGGACAGTGCGGATGGATCACCCTGTTCAACCATCATCAGATCACGGAGATTCAGTTTCTGTTCGTTGACTGCGGTGACAACACGTCCTGTCGAGCGGTTGTTGCTTCTTGGCGTATTGGAACTTTCGGTGATGGATACGATGCCTTTTAAATCAAGATTCATGGAACCGGATGTCTTGGTGCGGTTCGCAAAATAATCCTGGCATGCAGGACTGTCAAGAAATTCACCAACAGCTTTCTCCACTTCATTGACGGAAGTCATATGACCGCCTTTTTCCTTGATCTTGTCGAAAGCTTCCGCCAGAGCTGTCACCTTTTCAGCCTGTTCATCATAGGACTTTTTAATATCTTCAAAATTGGAAAGATGTTTCAACTGTTCTGTGATATTTTTGGAGATATCCTTGAACCTGTTCTCAATATCCTCCTTTGTCATCAGACCTTCGGCAAATTCATCACATACTTGTTTGCATTTCAACTGGATACTGCCCAAAAGAGATTTTTCCTCATCGGTCATGTCCTTTTCCTGTTTGGCGAAAGAAATCAGGGAGACAGGTGCTGCAACCAAAAGTCCGGTTACATGTTCCGGACCATTCAAGGCACATACTGTACAAACGACAGCCACAATGGCAAACATAATAAGGGATTGGTATTTCCCCACAATTTTTAAAAAAGTCTTCATTTCAAATTCGTTTTTGGGTTAAACATTAAATAAATTGACTCAATTTTGCAGCAAGCGAGAGATTCGTTTCGTGCTTCTCATTTCCCTTGTCATCAGCAGGCTGCCGGGTGTCATCTGACGGCGCGACAGCAGCTTCAGGTTTGGTATCTGCAATCTTGGAAATCATTGTTCTATATACACGGCTCCAGCAGTGAGGACAACGAACATAGCTTACGATATCCTCTATGCTTTTGCCTGTCAAGTCAACATCAAGGCTTTTATGGGCGTCAAGGACAGCTATAACCTGCTCACGGATTTCAGGTTTCAGTTTATCCATTTCGGTTCGGACAATATCCTCTACAATCCATCTCTGATACATGGCGGCAAGGTCAAGCACCTGATTGTTGAACGTGGTTTCAGCCTGTTGGTCATAGTCGAATGTATGACCGCATTCTGGACAGGTAACCATATTGCTGTTTCCTGTCAATGCCTTTTCGATAAGATCCAGTTTCATACTTAAATCATTTAACCGCTCATCCGAATATCTCATGTTCAGAGCTTTGTTTATCATTTCAAGAGATGATGTAAGCTTCGCGCGCTGTGTGTCAATACTGTCATCACTCTTTATATCCACAAGAAATGTCTGAGGGTTTGATCCCCATGCTTGTAAGGTGGAGGCTTCCCCAAGAAACCATTCTTTGACATGGGCCGGATCATTCACATCCCTGCGGACGGCTTTCACACCGATGGAATGCTCCAGTGTCTTGCCACATTCAGCATAAAGTTTGTAATCTTCAAATGTTTCCCGTCCGATCTGTTTGTTAAGGTTCATTTTGGATACGATAACCAGATTCATGTTATCTTCCCTCGCTTCAATAGGGCAACCTATAAGTTTTGTCTTGTCATGGTCCAGTAGATGTTTGCCACGTTTTAAGAAAAACTCGTTGATCGTTTTATTGAAAGAACCGCTATCAGAGATATCACCTTGCGTATCTTTAATACCGATACCATTAACGGCAATCGTAACAATGCCTTTCTGCTCATCAACATCATTCGCCTTCGTCTTCAACTGAAGGCTTCTCAACTCTTTGTCCATTGTCATTTGATTTTTTAGTTATACTTAAGATTTTCTTTACTCTCTCAAGCTCCTTGTCAGACATCTCGTACAGAAGTTTGTCAAACAGGGAGTTTTCAACTTTGCTTTCCCCGATACGGGCACGGTAATCATTCAGGGTGATGATACCATTCTGAAATTCGCCCATCGCACGTTCCGATATGATTTTAGAAACTTCCTCCTTTTCCTTCTGCCCTTCCTGAAGGCAGTCCACGTGACTGAAATCGACATCAATGTAATATCCGTCACGGTCATATCCCAACATACGTGTCAGTTCACTGGCGTAGCGCCTGGCTGCCGGGATTATCTTGGAGGTGTAGACTCCCTTCTCAGCGGATTTCTGATTATTGAATGTACTGTGGTCCTTGCGTGGTACAAGTTCCGGCGGAACACCAAATACACCGGCAATTATGATGGCATCATTCAATGTTTCTTCAAAAGGCTGTAATTCCTGAATGCTGAGGTTGGTGCGGATGAAATCCATAGGAACATCACTTAATCCATACGGAAACCTGCTGTTGTCAAGGCCGTAATTCTCGTTGAATTCCTCACGGAGATTTCTCTTTTCATCTTCGGTCATGGCAACTGTACCCGTTTCGTCCTTTTTTTCGGAAACGAATATTCCCAAGGCTCCACGTTTCATGTATATCACATTTCTAGCCTGATAAACAGGAATGAGATTGTCAATGGCCATCTTTACGGAATACAGCCGCGAATGACCTTTTATAAAGTTGTCATTTCTATAATCTGTGTTACCGTCCTGATCGTGATAAATGAAATTAGGATTGATCTGTTCAGCATAGTTCAGCCCGTACTGTAACAGGTAATAGTCAATTATATCTTCTTTCTCGGCATTACCGAATAAGGGGATATAGTTCTTCAATCGGATGGTAACCTTATCTGATGGAAGCACCCAATAATTTTTGCATTTTTTGTAAATTGGGGTCTTTAATGTTTGAAATGCTTCAGGTACAACGCATTTCAAATAGCTGTTACCGGTAGCATATTTATATACAAAATGTTGGTAGACAATCCCTTGAAATGAATTCAAACAATTAGGACGGTCTATCAGGTCATTGAACTGCTTGTTGTTCCATACGACCGAATCATCGGAAGCTTTTTTGAGCATGAACCTACCCCCAGCAATGCGGCTGGCAAGAAAGTCGATAGGGAAGAATATCTCACCGACGGTGTTGAAAAGAGTAAGGAAATTGGAATCAGCCACATATGGGCTGTATATGTCTTCGCTAAGTCTGAATCTTCTTTTTGACAGGGCGGAGAATATCTTGTCAACTTCCTGAGCTACAAGGCTGGAAATATCGGTGCTCTTCTTCTTTCCAAATATATTTTCTAAAATTGTCATATAGGAATCTGTTTCCGGCAAATGTAAAGAGAAGAAGCTTTCATTTTACAAAATACCTCAATCTTGAAAATAGGAGAGGGGAGGAAGTGATATGTAATAACTTGTATACAAGTTGATTATAACTTATTTTAGCTGGAACGCGATTTTATTATGTAGTGCCCCCAACCACTGAGAACCGTACTGGCTCCCTTATTTTCGCAATCAACGTTGTAGTCCATCAGGTTGGTTACAAAATTGCCGTATTCCCGTGATTCTTCAAATTTCTTGGGGGAAAGAAGAAGATTTTTTTTTATAAAGTCAGATGTGGCGGATATGCGTTTGTCTACATCGGAATATTCTTTTATCACTCTGATATCCGCCCCTTTCATCTCTTGTCTCAGCTCCTTTACCATCTGATAATAGACAGGAGAACATTCAAATATATGGGTCTTTGCTTCATGGCACATGATGGCCTTTTTTATCTCGTCAACGGATGATGTGTCTTTAAACATGGCATCTGTCAGATGCCATGTGTTGCCGCAACGGCGCGTATGTACAAGAAGGAATGTTCCAGCCACATTCGGCATTATATAAACCACGCTGTCTGTATAATTATGTACAGTATCCGGATTGAAGAAGTCGAGCATTCCTTTACCTGCGTATAAATTCCGTTTGCGCCGGTTGCTGAACTCGATAAAACTTTCGTGGCACAAGTCATGGACAATATATCGGAACGTGTCGGACAAATGCCCGTGTTCCTCATACGACTGCTTGGTAGTGGAGTTTTTCACTTTTGTTTTTAATATGCCACCATTGGAATCTTTCTGGACACTCATATAGTCCTCAAGAGATATCGTACAACTTTCGTCAATGCAGATTTCAATGCCGGGTATCTGGAAATCGAATATCGCATTGATGAACTCGCCTGTCATGGCAACGGACGGATTTCTGTCACCCACTTTGTCTTCTATGTCGAAACCTTCATTCTTTAATGTTTCGATGAACAAGTCCATCCAGGAGCGTTTCTCATCATCAAAAGTGTTGGCTGATTTGGTGGATGCATCGCCATGGACAAACAGCTTGTCGCAATACCTTATTGATTTCAGATATTTGGCGACCAGTTTGGATGATTTCCTCACTGTGTTATTCGGGGATTCGGCACATGTTTCATGGAACTGCCATATCTTTATGCCTGTAGTGAAATCCACTTGCCAGTAACTGATACTGATGAACGGCAGCACATTATTATCGACAGAAAGATGAACAGGCAGACTCGGATTATACGGGCGCTCTCCCGAATGCTGTCCTCTTTTGAACGAGCCGAAAAATTCACTGCCGGTACGTATGACTCCCCATTCGCCCAGTGCATAGACATTATAGTAGTCCGGATCGTTGATACGGTCTTTCTCGAAGTCGGCGACACACTGTTCATCGTAATAGCCGTATGTGCCGTCCGGAGATCCGACAACCCAGAAGTTATTCAGATAAGTGGACTGGATGAGGACAGTATCGCCCGGATGTTCCACAATCTCTTTCGTCCGGACATTCATAATCTGTTTGGGCTCATTCATTCTTAGTGACTTTACCGTTGTAAGTTCTTCAGGGATTCTCTTGCCACCCAAAGTTACTTCCATCGGGATATCATGCCATTTGTCCTTGTCGAATATCTCTTTCTTAATCCAGTGGGTAATTTTGATGGGGTTAAATGAACAGATTATTTGCTGGCCGTGCTTGCCACGCAGACGTTTCCTTATCTGTTTGAAATCTCCGTGTTCAAAATCAGAAAACTCTTCAAGAAACACACGCTTGTAATTCTCTAGTCCTTTGATCTTTTCGGAATCATCCAGACCGGAAAAAGTAATTTTAGCTCCATTGAACTTGCAGACTATGCGCCTTTCCTTAAAGTCAAAAAGATGATAGACATTCAAAGTCTTTGAAGCTTCCTTGAATGCTTCATATATGGAATCTTTCAGAGCTGCACCGACTTTTCTGAATACTTTAGTGTTCTCGGAATCCTGCAAGGTCATTATAAGGATAGCCTGAGCTATACTGAATGACTTGGCGGATGATGAACCGCCATACAGGATGATGAATCGTAATGAAGCATCCTGCAAATACTTCAAAAGATGAAAACAATTAGGATTGAGTTTCTTGTAATTTATAACCATATACTGTTCTATAAGTAGGTGATTCTCCTAGGGCAGATAAAGAAAAAGTGTTAGTGTGCTGTTCTATTTATCCGATTTGTCGTTTTCGTCAAAACCGATGCGCAGTTCACCGATCTTATCGCCGTCATTTTTTACATTGATGGTCTTTTCGGCATCCCATCCGTTCCATGCACCAAGAAGCCGGGCGGCTTCTGTCTTACCTGTGAACTCATAGGAAACTTCTCCTTTCTTGTTGGTTATCTTCTTCATTGCATTCCGGATACGTTTGGGCATTTGGTCGGGTCGCTTTAATTTTACTTTGCCTGTTGAAGAATCAAGTATATATAAGTCTTTGGGGTCAGCCATTACAATATCATAGAGAACCTTCTCAACCGCCTCACGTCTGACTGCGGAATCTTTGGCACGTTGTTCCTTAATTTGATTTATCCTTTGGGAGACCTTTGGGTTTGACAAGAGAAGGCTGGCTTCAGTCCATACACTTTCTGCCTTCATTTTGGAAGCATTGTAAGCCATGCGGTAGGCTTCGCTTGCATTGCCTTCGATATCTACATAATATTGGCAGAAATTTTCTTGTTTGAGTGTCAGTGGTCTGTCTTCTTTTGATGTCATATGGTTTTATATTTAAGCCTGCAAGAAAAAAAGATGGGGTTAAGACTTCTTTTCCTGCAGGTGGATTAAAACTTAAAAAGTAATTTCATTGGGCGCTATCCTTCCTCCGTCTTGGAATTTTGGGGCGTTTGGTTTCTCCGCCCGGCAAAAATCTTTCTGATTCCATTCTCTACGGAGGTGTAGGACAAAGGTACTAAGAAAATGTACCTGTCCACTACTTGTTCAGAATTGTCATGTTCACGGGTGGTCTCCACCAGTTCAATATCAATGCTTTTATACGATCCCACAATTTCTGCGAAGCTTTTTACGGTGATAGGTTGCATGTTCGCCACATTGACAAGGCGTTTGTGTGAGCCGTAGGCATAGATGAGTCCTTGTACCGCGTCATCAATGTATGTAAAGCAACGGATATTCCGGCCGTAGTTGTACAGTTTGACTTTTCCTCTATTGAGTAAAAACCAGAGAAGAGTTCTTTTACGTGGGAGGGAACCGTACACGTTATGAAGCCGGACGCCTGTCGCGTCTTTGCAATAGAATGAGGCGTACTGCTCGTTGAAGTATTTGGATATGCCATACATGGAGGTTGTGTTGCATGGATGGGCGGCAGACGAACTTGCGTATACCAATTTTACATGATATCTGTTGCAGGCATCAGCGACATTTATGAAAGTGTCAATGTTGTCTTTCCGGATTTGGGGGATGTTTCCATTGAATACGGAAGTCTGTGCGGCCAGGTGGAATACACAGTCTATATCTCCGTTTTTGAGGATGTCGCAAATGCTTGCGGCATCCTTGCCGTTTTTCCGGTCAATTCCGATCACTTCAACATCACGTCTTTTCAATTCCTGACAGAGGGCTTTGCCTATGAAGCCTTCGCTGCCAGTTACAATCATCTTCATCTTTAATCGTTTTAGAGTTAATAAATTGGGTTTTATGGGGTGGTTGTTCTATCACTCGGAAATAATCTTTTTCGCGCTGTCAATATTCCGATGGTTCAGATAGGACTGCCAGCATTCATTGCAGCGTGACCATTTGAAACCATTTTTCTTCAGTTGGTTACGTATGTCTGCATCCGGAATGGAAGGAAAGAACAGTTGCAGGCGGTTTTCTGAATAATTTTCAACCAGACTTACACCATTGATGGTGTATTCCTTATTCTCTGTCATTTTCATTTTTCTGGCTCTCTCAAGCTGTTCTTTGACCCGCCGGATATTAGATCCATTATTGGTAATGATATAACTGGGAAAACCTATTTCACCAAAACAGTCGGGAATGAAGAGTTGTGTTATCCCGTTTTCGGAATATCCTAACTCTTTCAGTTTATCATGTTTCTCAATTTCGGAGAGCTTCTTGGAGCGGAGAATCTTGTTGGTGGCTTTCATTGTTTCCTGTTTCTTTCCAAGGGTGGCCAGCTTTTCTTCCAGCCGTTCTACGGCATCGTCATCTCCCAAGTAAATTGAGGCATTATTTTCTGCCGCCTTGGCTTTCTGTTCAAAATATTCAGCTTTCTCGCTAAGCTTTACCGCTTTTCCCAGCGTATTCCATGAGCGGTCCAGAATTCGTCGATGAGTACTTTCTGAATGGTGCCCTATAAGTACGGGTTGTCCCATGGGGATGTTCTCCACTAACTTATGGCTTTGACTGTAAGCCTCCTTAGATTCTTTCATCGCTTTTTCTGCAAGTTCCCTGTACCTGCCAGTTTTCGCTTCTTGTCTTTCTTTTCTGTTCATAATTCAATGTTATTTGGTTTGACTATATGAAAAGGCCACGACTAATGCGCCGTGGTCTCGTTAAACAAATCCTGTTGTTTTTGGGGAACTATATCATCGAACAAGCCGGGAACACGCGGTTGCAGGGCTTCATACTCTTCCCGGAAAAACTCGGCTTTCGTGCGTCCCTTCTTCTTGCCTTTGCGGGTATGCACATCGAATGTATAAGGTGGAATGGGTATGGGGCTTTGTCTGATATCCTCAATCCATTTTTCTATATCGACATCCTTGCGGTCATAAATGAAGTTCTGCAAGTGGTCGGCATCACGATTCTTCCGGCATTCGCACAGCAGAAGAACAGCTTTGCTTACAAAGATACGCCCTTTGGGTTCTGTGGCTTTCTTGTTTACGACCTCGTGTCCCTGCCATAATGCTTCTATTTCTCCGGTCACGATTCCATAGCAATCCTCGGCGGAGATGGTGAACAAACGCTTCCATACATAATCCCTGTAACCACTGGTCCACAGTTCCAAAGCGAAAAAGCCTGCAACCGCTGCGTCAGCCCTTCTGATCGCTTTCTGCATTGCAGAAGATACTTCAAAAAAATCATAGCCTCCAACAGTTCTGATAGTCATAATTTTTAGTTTTTTGGTTTGACTTATTGTTTATTACATTAGTAAAGATAGTCGTAATTGACAAGTTTTGCAAACAGAATCTTCGCCATTTTATCGCCTTTTTCATCTGATTATCAGTATTTGAATTTACAGGTTATGTTATATTGCACGAGCTGCTTTGTCTTGTCCTTACCGTTGTTGGTTGCGCTCTTCAACAGGATGCTGTCACCAAAGTTTTTCTTGATGAAAAGAATGGACCGCCGTTCCTCTTCCTGATTGCGGATAGAGGCCAGCCCTCCTGCATTGACAAATGTATTTTTCTGCTCGAAGTTGTATCTGAGGTCTGTGAGTACACGCCGTTCCTTATACTTCATGTAACAACTTATCCAGAAATCTTCTTTGAGTCTCAGTTCCTCGTTCCACCAGGTATTTTTGTTATAGATAATTCCGTAACTGCATCCTGTTATCATCTTTGAAAGAGAAAGAAAGCTCGTTTCGTTATACATCACAGGTGATATCCGTGAGGTGAAGCCGAAAAGGTGGATATCCATAAGACTGGCCATTTCATGGAGTGAGAGGATAATCCGGGTAATCTTGTCTTTGTCTTTCACTCTTCCGGACTCGCCTTTCTCCGCATAAAGAGTTTTGCAGGCATGGACATCATCATCGAGCATGAACAGCTCCCCGAAATATCTTGCCATCCAATTACGTTTGGGGATAAGACCAATGATGTCATCGGGATGGGTGACAATCTCGCAATCCGGGTTAAATTCACGATACAGGTCTGCTTGGCTCTCGGCCACACAGACAATGGGATCATTCACCAGCTTTTTGGCGAACACTCTGTCATGCCTTTTATGGCTTGGAATTACTATTTTGCAAGGCATGGCGTACATCTTTTATATCAATGACATTCGATTTGCTTATCTTGCCGGTCTTGTAGGATTTCATGTGCTGCATATCCAACCGTTCACGGAGCCAGTTGCTGTCCACCTCATTACCGGAAATAATGATGAATAGTTCATGTTTCTCATCATATTTGGGAATGAGAGGATACAGGGCGTTGTCATCCGATATGGCGTTGAAACGATCCTTGAATTCATCCTTTTCCTTTTCTGGAGCGAACTCAATACCCCAGTCCTGTAACTCAGCCTTATCCCACTCGTTTTCCATAATATCCATATCATTCTCACCGAAACTTACATTATCTTTTGTGGCGTATTCACGAAGCTTGGCTACGGGTGTATCGTCTGGCAGCACCTTGCAGGGAAGTTCTTTATAGCCCAAATCCTTACAGGCACGTAAACGCAGGTTACCACAAACGACAATGTATCTGCCTTCTGATGGAAAAACGATAAGTTCACGGAGATCAAGCATCTCAGGAGAGTCGGAAATACTTTTTTTCATCGCTTCGAAGCGATAGTCCCGGAAGAAACGTGGGTTCTTCGGAAGCCCGGCGAGCTGGCCCTTGTTGAAGTCCAGCAGCTTTATAGAAATGTTTTTTGTCATAACTCACTATTTATCAACTACACTTAAAATCAACATCACTCAAGTCAGTCACAACACCTATTCATCCTTGTTGTCATTGAACTCTATCGTATCCTTGATCAGTTGCTCGATATTTGCGCATCCGATACGGCTTAGATAAGTTATGGTGGAAATGATGATACCTGCAGCGGCAATCTCCTGTTCTGAATAACCGGGCAGATGCTTGCTGTGATATTTCGAAGCTTCAAGCAATTCCCTCCATTTAACAGAAATCAATAAGATAAAGGCACGCCTGGAGGTATAATTATTGATTTTACCTTTGCGCATTGCTGTTTCAAGGCATCTCTTCGCCAATTTATTCAATGTTATCATTGTTTGACAGGTAATTGTTAGGACTATATTAATATTCTCAAAGATCCTGTATGATCGGGCGACTCTCTTGGTCTGGGATGGGTTATTTTCATTTTTATTTAGTTTTGAGAGTTATTTTATCACATCTGTTAATCGGTATTTTTACTTCTTTCCCATACCACGAACACCAATAATATGGCTGAAATAAATTGGGTGAATGCGTGCAATATTTACATCTTTCACACAGGTGGATTCTATTCATTTTTATATCGTTTTGAATTATTTTTTTATAACTACCGCCATTGTACTAATGGATGTGCCACTCTCTTTAAACTCCCCTGCGCTGATTTCAAACACTTCTCCATGTACTTCTTTCAGCCAGTTGCGGAAATCAATACATTTTTTTTCCGAAGCGAATTTCCAGTGTTGGCTGGTTATTGCTGCAAGGGTTCCACCTTGTTCTAATCGATCATACATAAGCTTTATATGATTTATATCCTGATTACCGGAAAACGGAGGATTTGCAATTATCTTAGTATAACTACTACCTACACTGTCTTTGGTAAAGTCTTCATCAAGCAATATTACGTTGCTAAGGGTATGCAAAAACTCTCTGTTTTCCGGCATCAGTTCATAGCATTCCACTGTTACAGAAGGACAAGCTCGATGAATGGCTTTAATGAGAGCACCGCGGCCGGCACTCGGTTCCAGTACCGTATCATTTTCATGTATTCCGCCGGCAAGCATAACCAGCCAGTTCGCCACCTCAGCCGGCGTTTCAAAAAACTGGTATTCCTGCTGAAGATTACAGCGCTTCCCTTCTTTAAGAATTGAGAACACCCTCTCCGGATTGAACGGGAATGTAAACCCTTGAGCCTTTCCACCCTGCCAAGATCCGCCGGCTTCTTCAATCCATTTCTTAGCCTCGGCATACGATTTCTTATTGAACTGCACATTGGGAAGTTTCAACAAACCGTTCTCCAAGGTACAATGCCGCAGTATCTCTTCAACGCTCCAGTTCTTCCCACTGTCAGCTGTACCTTTCTTGCTTTCTTTATTCTCCTCAATGCCTAATAGCCTGTGCAATGATTTTTGTACACCGATAGCAATGGAGGCATTGACTGACATCCACTCCAGTATGGCTGTCAGAAACTCGGTGTCTACATGTCCAGTCTCGTCATAAATGGTTTCCTTGTCAATCAGGGTCGGAAGCTGCTTAAATGGTTCAAGGCTACCATGTAACGTTTCGATTAAAATCTCTTTTTTGCTCGTCATAACTCTTTTGTAAATAAATTCTTGTTGTGTCTACACTCCCATGACCTAAAAGGTCAGCCAGTTGAATAACATCTTTGTTTTTTTTCAGGAACATTTTAGCGAAAAAATGACGAAAGGCGTGTGCGTGCATCTTCCTTGAATCAATACCGCAATGTTTTCCCCATGCTTTCAAGTGCTGGGAAAAGCCCCGCTGTGTGATCGGACCGAATCTCCCTACCGCAAAAATCCCGGTTTTACCATGTTCCTTAGCATAAGCCTTCGCTTCTTGCTGTAGCTGTTTTTGAAAGAAAAATCGACGGTACTTGTTACCCTTCCCTCTTAGTGTTACCTCCCCGGATATAATGTCTTCCCACGTGAACTGCTGGAATTCTGACAGACGGGCACCCGTTGTACCCAATACTTTGATAAAAAAGTAGTAATCCTTGTTGGATTTCGTTTTCAGAAAATCCAGTAGGCGGTTGTACTCCTCTTCTGTCGGGACATTGTTTACATCGAGCTTGCGCTTCATCTTAGGTCGCTTAAGCTCTATCGGTTTTTTTAGCCATTTAGAAAATTTTTCCAAAGCGGTGATACGTAGACGGATAGTCTGTGGGGATAATGATTTTTCTTCTAAAGTCCGTATAAACCGCTTGCAGTTTTCCATATTGATCTCATTCACATATTCAAAGTATTGCTTCAAGGATGTATAATAAATATCCACTGTATGTGGCGAATAATCATTGTTGTCGGTCAACCACACTATAAAATCATTCAACAGTTTTCTATTCTTCTCCGAAATGGCATCAAGTCTTTCTAACGTCTTTATTTTCTGCTCTCGGCGGTTATATCCGATTTTAAGGTGATGTAATAAATCACAAATGGCTTCACTCATCAATGGATAACGTGCCCCAATATTGGCATTTTCACGCTTATAAGCCAGATAGCTACGACGATTGACATCTTCGGCACTTTCAAGAAAATCCGTTACATATTTGATATATTTACCGATGGTATCATAAGTCCTTCTTGTTGTATATAAGTAGGAAATATAATCAGTTAATATCTTCTGTCTGTCACTATTCATGGTTATTTATTGATTTGTTATGAGTAATACACTATTCCTTTATTCTCTACAGTCTTTTTCAGGACACAAACATAATGATCGAAAAAACGACACAGATATTCATTTAATTCTGGCTTTATAACAGACTCGTATTTCTCAAAATCATGCAGTATCTTTTCTGCTACCGTATAATCTATCGCACCTTCACAATCAGATGTTTGCAAAAATTCAATGAATGGCTTACCTATGAAGTTGTTTACGTTATTCCAAACGTACTTTACATCATGTTTCAAAACCACATGTGATATTATATCTCTGAAAATAGAATATTCTGAATAAAAAATATCACAGTCGGAATATAAAACATCAGCTTTATAGCAGCCTTCCTCAACCGTAGGTATATGGTTTATCGGTTCCATTCCGTGCGCTTGATAAACATACCACCCATTCCCGGTATTATCATATTCCTCTCTTGATATTTTATCGCCCAATTTTAAGGCATAAATACTTAATCCCATATTAGCTCCTTTCTTTCTTGGAATCAATATATGTCTCTCGCTTCATCGAATTGGAATACGGTTCTTTTCATTCTTCTAATTTTTGAAAAATAACTGGCCGCAACTCTTGACATATAACTAAACGGCTCCAATACATTACCTTTCCTTTCCGCAATGGTACATAATGTTTCCTCATATATGTAACTCCATACCTCTTCCAGCATTTGTGGCCTGTTTGTGAATTTACGTTTTACGATATAGGTGCATATACGTTTTTTGTACTTACTTAACTCCAATGCTATATCCGTAATGTCTTCGGTATCGTAATACAATTTCACTTTTTGAAGCCAATCCAGCGCATTCAAATTACATTGAACAACCTCTTTACTTGTCATTTGGGGCTTTATCTTGGAGCGTGCAAGTTCGAGAAAATCATATCTTGTTTTCAATTCTATCCTGCCATTGAGTGATACAACCCATACTCTGCCCAACTTGTTGGGATTGATATGGTGGGATACAGCATACATCAGCCGGTTGACACAAATAGCACGTTGTTTTTTTGTATCGTCATCATATAGAAGATATCTGCCATTAACAGGCTTTATTATCCTACATGTAGTTTTATTTCTTACGCGTTCTCCGTTTGTTTCATATTTAGAATATCCTTCTATATCAATCCATTGTTTGGGGGTGTTCTGCATATTGTAAGTTTTCATATTTTTCTTATTTTGAATTTCTTGTTTATTTCCTTTTCTGCCGCCTTGACTCCTTTCTTAAATCCCTCCACAAAGCTGTCAAAACAAGCTCTATGGATTTCTAAAGTACATCTTCGCATAAGTGGACAAATCGAACATTTTTGGCTAAGTCCGGCTGACTTCTTGGCTATTTTCGTTACGTTTTTCATTGGATTTTTAAATTAATTATTACGATTTCTTTCCGCTGCGACTTCACTCATACACATCTTGCACCAGGAGGTGAGACATTGGTATTCCTTATCCCCATATCTGACAGTCCTGTTATAGAACCGGTGGAGCGGAAGGGAACGTCCGCAATGCGGACAAACCTTTCTTCCTGCTTCCGTACCGGCAACCGTCTTGGCTTTACGGTGTACAAGCGTACATCCTCTGCATTCATCCAGTCTGCCTTTGTATTTCCGGCATTTGTGCAGGGAGATGCGCCCGCATGGAGCGAATTTCTCGCAGTCGAATCTGGGTTCTGTGTGATAGATGTTCATGCAGTAAGTTTTTTGATCAGACTCATGTTCTTCTCCACCAGCCGGATAATGCAGTCATGATACTCCGATGTTCCGTTGCATACGGCTCTTGACTGTACTATCTGAAAAGATTTAAGATTCACTTCGATGGTTTCCACATGTTTTTCTCCGACTATGGCTGTCATGATCAGGCATTCACTGCGTCTGTAATACCTGTTGGCGTATACACAATGGTGCATGGCTTTGCCCTCCTTGTAGAACTGGGTTACGCTTTCAAGCGGACGGATGACTATGCCGTCGCCTTTGATTTCCATGCCGAAGAATCTTTCCATCCGGTTGTAGAATGATGCTATATCCTCCTTGAGCTGCTTTTCTTTTTGGATAGCCTTTATTCTGTCCCTTTCCCTTCTTTGCCTTGCCTCAATTTCATTTTTCTTTCTTAGTAATCTGTCGTGCTCGGCTTTCAAATTTTTGGGACATACGTATTTGGCGTTATGCAGATCCTTGTGGAAATAGGACAGCAGGCTTATATAGTCATTCCACATGCTTGCATCTCTGATTATATAACGGTTGCGGTTGCAGATGTTGAAGGACGGTTTATATCGGAGCTGGTAATAGCCCGTTTTGTACATATGCTTCAACATATCCGTCTGTCCGGTCTTGATACATAATTCCGCGTCATTACCACCTTTCAGAAGGTCTCGTACAAGTTTTGAGGGGGGTACATCGGGGAACCGTTTCCCGATTCCCCGCTTTCTCAATTCCGGGAGCAGTTTCTTTCTTGGATATATCCATCCCCATATCGCATATAGGTCTCCACGATAATTCCAACTGTAACTGCCGTATTCACCCTTTATACTCAGTGGTTCCGAATATATCCATCCGCTGCTTCCCATATTCATCGGTTTTGCCATGATGGTGCGTTTCCCCTCGACGGTGATCCATTCCTGAACCACTTCAAAGAAAGTATAGTGAATATAATCCTGTCTGCTGTTCAAATCAAAATTCCTTTTTCTGACGTACTTGCAGCATAGTATATGTCTTATGATCTGGAACTCTCCGGCGGTCTGTAAGATGGACATGTACTTTTCTTCCTCGACTTTTCGTTTCCGGCTGACCTTTACGTCCAGTTTGTGGTGGCAGTACGGGCATTCGGTCGTATCACCGAGCAGGGTGGTTCCCAGCTCGCTATTGCTTGTGTCTATCCATGTTCCGCCGCACTCGGAACACCATAGCTCATCCTTGCACCTATATGCTTCGTGGGTGAATATATGTTCTTTCGCCCATTCTTTTTGTACTTCGGTAACGGCGGACAGTTTGCCGCTTAGTCTGGTTACACGTTTCTCAAGTTTCGTTCTCGGTTTCATGATTAGAACAGGCTCATTTGTTGGACATTATCATCCGCTTTCTTTCGGATGTTTTTCTTTCTGAGTGTCTGGTATTGTTCTTCCGCCAGCCGTGCGATTGCTCTGTCACGTGCCGCTTTCTTATCTTCTTCGGTGAGTTCCACAGGTTTGGCGGAGGATGATACGGACGTTTTCTCTCCGGCAGGCAGCCGGTTTATTTTGATATCGTCCTCATCATAGTAGTGCACTGCCATCCCGTAGACCTCCTCGTCTGAAATCGCTACGGCGTTACCACGCTTCCTGGCTTCACCCATGATATAACTACAGCATTCATCAATGCTTTTCTTCTCATTCGCATATTTGGGGGCGAACAGTGAATCTTCTTCCGCCCGTTTGTCCAGATAGGCTTTGATTGCCTGTTTGAAACTTTCATTACTTGCCATGGTTACTTAATTTTGAAGTGGTTGATAATATTTATTTGTGATTGATTCTGATGTTATACTCGCATAAGAATTTTCCTATATCGTCGCTTGCTATATTGGGAGGTGGTGCATTATCTCCGTATATAGCCCGTATTGTATCCTCATTTCCCCCGTATGCCTTCCAATAGGTGTAGGCAGTATGGTTATTGGGAACGTTAGGAAAAAGTTCTGTGAAGGCGCTGAAATCGTTTTTAGCCTTTTTTTTGAGCTCCTGAATGTTTTTTACTCCCTCAATCATGGCGCACGCTGCATCTTCTATCCGGGTGAAACCTTTTTGGGATTGTTTCATGGCGGTTTCATTGGACAGTTTGACGTGCTCGTCTCTTCTATCCCTGCAAAAGTCCGATAGGGCTACCATAATGGACTGGTTGTTTATCCTGTTTCCCCAGACGAACTGTCCACGGCTTCCGTTTTTAAGCTGTGTGAAGAATATGCAAAGCTCGGCCAGATTGAGAAAATAATAGCTGGCCAATATGCTTAGCGCCGTTTCGGCAAGTTGTTGAGGTGCGATATCAATGCCTGCGTATCGGAGGATTGATTGCAGGTGCTCTGTGATAATCCTGACTGATGTGGCGTTGCCGAAGACAACATTGATGTCCGCAAGGGTGGGAATACCCTCAATCCTGATTGCTTGTGCTAATGTCAGGTTACAATTCAGCTGGGCTTGCGTGCCGGACCAGTTGTCAACCAATTGGGAGGCTGTTGATCCATTTCTCAAGGTCTGCTGGAGCGGTGTCAGTGTCTCCGGCTTTTTCCTGGATTGAGGTATCTGTCCTGGGGACATTATCACAGTGATCTGTTTTTGTAGGCTTGTTTCCATTTTGAAGTCTTTTTTCGATTATCCAAAGGTTAGCCCGGCTGTCCCATCGTTCAATTTTAGCCCCGTTGGTGTTTTTCCAGCTTAGCGCATCGAAGTGGTAGAAGAATATCTCCGCCTGCTGCTCCCAGTCCGGGAGCTTGTCACGGAAGTAATCTTTCACCTGTTCCAGGGTAGGGGCTATAAATTCGGTTTTTGGTTTTGAAGGCTTCTTTTTAGGTTTTTCCTGCTCGGGCTTAAATAACTCGCTAGAGTTATTATTATCTTTACTCTTAAGTCTTATATTAATGTTAGCCTTTTTACTTAAAGGTTTACTTAAGTCATTACTTAAGAGTTTACTTAAGGGTTTACTTAAATCATTTAAGTAATAAACGGGCGATTTCGCATTTTTCTTACCTGACTCAAACTGTAGTAAACCTTTTTGCTGTAATCTGTTCCTGACTTCAATTACGGTTGGTTCTGATATACCGGTTGCGAGGACGATTCGTCTGTTGGGACACTCAAACGGATTCTCCCAACCCCGACTATTGCACTCGTTCAAAAGGAAGAAGTACAAATAAACTTCGTTCGAGGAAAATGCTACACTCTGATGTGTCTTCCAAAATTGGTTTACGTAATCTATATAAGTCATTGTAGGTAAGAATTTACTTCGTTTATGAACTCCTGTAGTGAATGGCAGATAACATACTTGTTTTGGTATCTCTCTGCTTCTGTCTGCCACGTTCGTTGGTGCTCGCTCTGTGTACCCTTCGGTGTCTTCATCTCTATACAGAGGGAAGCCCATCCCTTTTTGGGTATGAGCAAAATCAAGTCTGCTACACCTCTCACTGCTCCTTCATACTTCATCCGTGCTCCTGTCTTGGCATCACGTTTGCCACCGTTGGGCACTGCAAAAAGCATACGAGCCAGTTTGGGATATTGTAACCGGAACCATACCAAACAATCATGTTGTATTTGGCTTTCTGATAATGGTGTTGTCTGTTTCCTCATATTCTTCCGTTGAATAGGTTCATTGCCATATCTACCACATTCTCCTTAACCACATCATCCGTCCCTGTCACTCCGTTGGCTATTCCTTTTTTGGTCTGAATGACATCATACATATATTTGTCGATAGTATCCTTTCCAAGATAGTAGTAACAGTTTACGTTGTTCTTCTGTCCGTTCCGATGTGCTCGGTCTTCTGCCTGCTCACAATCGGAGAAAGTCCATGGGAACTCGATAAACGCCACACGGCTGGAAGCTGTCAATGTAAGACCTGTACCTCCTGATTTGTAGTTAAGGATGATCAGCTTGCAAGAAGGGTCGTTTTGGAAGCGGTCTACCGCTGTCTGTTTTTGAGTAGCATTGTCTTCGCCTGTAACGGTGACAGCTTCAGGGAATATCTTCTTTAATTCCTGTACTACTTCTTTCAGGTAAGCAAAGACTATCAGTTTCTCACCTCCGTCAATCACGTCATGGATGAATTCGGAAAAGACTTTGATTTTTCCCCTGGCTGATATGGCTTTCAATATTCCCATTTTCACCATTACCTCGCCTCTTAATGCCTTGGCCACCTTTTCATCGTCCGCATTCTTGTAAGTTCGGAGATACTGTATCAGGTCGGCTTCCGCTTTGTCGTATTCTTTGCGATTGGATATGTCCACCTCTATATATTGGCGTGACTTGTCCGGCAACTGAGTGAGTACCTTGGCCTTTTCGCGCCGGAAGAAGCAGGTCGATGATAACCTCCAGTTCAGTTCTTTCACATTGCTTGACTGTTTAGGTCCATCGCAGAACCTCTCTACGAAATACTTGTATCCTCCGAAATCCTCTAATCGTCCCATTATCTTGAGTTGTTGTATAAGGTCTGTATTGTTGTTCACTACTGGGGTTCCCGTCAGTTCCAAGATATATTCTTTGCCTTTACATATTCCTTCTACGAACTTGGATTGCTGGGTCTTGGTGGATTTGCACTTGTGTGATTCGTCAATGACTACGGATTTGAATAACGATATTCGCGGGTCAAACTCAATGGATTTCATGGTAAACCGTGCATCCTCCTTTACTTTAAGTACAAAAAACTTTTTCAGTGATTCATAATTTGTTATGAATATGTTGCAGCATTTAGTCTCAAAGAAACGGTGCCAGCTGGCTTTATTGCGATCATCCAGAATCATGGCATTTTTTCCGGCAAATTTCTTAAATTCACGTTGCCAGTTTATTTTCAATGCGGCCGGACAAATGACAAGGCACGGATACGCTTTTGCTATCGTAACCGTGCCTATTGCCTGTAATGTCTTTCCCAGTCCCGGTTGGTCCCCGAATATGCACCGCTTGTGCTGTAGCGCATAAGCGATGCCTTCTTTCTGATATTCGTACGGTTCCAACAGCAATCCGTGTGGAACCGTAAGTTTTGGAAGGTCGGGAATAGTATAGTCATTATACTCTCTTGTTGTCACTTTGTGCTGTACCCGGCTGCATATCTTTGTCTGTACCGCCCAATCTGCCATCATCCTCACGTATTCCTTATCTTGTAGAGATACCTTCCAAGCTTTTTCGTCAGCGATATAGGCTGCCCGGATATTCTGTTTTACACTTGGAATCCGTTTGACTAGCTCCACTAATCTTGGATGATATGGGAAGGCTAGTTTGAAGCAGTTGGGGGTAGTAGTTACGCAAAATGGGGACGGCGGTATCATGATGCAAGTTGTTTGACTTTACGTGGTTTACGTGATTTAATTTTCTTTCCGTTCATTATTATGTCAACCCCTGCATCATTCATAGCCTGCTGGAATTCCGCAACCTCTTGATTGAAGTCTGTACCGGCTTCTGGAATGGCGTCCGGTTGTACGTCTGCGTTCGCCGTGTCTTCCTCAAACGGAAGTTCCTGTTGTACAATTCGCCATTTTTTGTTGAACAGATACTCTTTGACTTCGAACTCACAGGATTGGATTTCCTGCTCCAGCTCGAAGGCATTGATATACGATTCATTCTCATTATTGAACATGGTGAACGGAGCGCATAGGTTCAGAACTTTTCCTGTTTTGAGAAAACGTTTGGCTATCAGAGTAACCCCTTCATTATCTCCATCTCCGCCAATGGAATACCCTGTAACATCAAGCACCTGTCCTATGATATCAGGCACTTCATCTACTGATTCTATACCGTCCACTTCTTTCTGTTCTGTAAGCAAAGCGGCGTGGGGATTCAGCTTGCTGAACGCATTGATAAGGTCTGATGTTACCAGGTTCTTGCCTTCTACGGTGGTTGTACCATTCTCATCCTTGTAGGTGGCCACCAAGGTACTGTCCTTGGTGATTTTAGCTTTTATGATCTTCATTATCTTCTATATTTATATTCGTTGACAAATTCGTTATAATAACGGTCTTCCGGAAGGGGAAGTGTTATTCCCAGTTCCGTGGCTGCATCTGCTTTGACCTTATTCAAAAAGTCCGTCATTTGCAGTGTATTCAGTTTCGATGTGCTTCCGGCTATGACCGTTTCTTTTCCTTTGATAATGGTTGTCCTTCGTAGATATAGGTTGCAGTAATAATCGTGTACGTCCTGTTTGTCCGTTCCTGTTTCCTGTTCGATACAGGTAAACCAAAGCCACATCAGGGCGTTTTGACTTAATGTGCGCGGCTCTGTGTAACGTTCAATAATTAACCTGTAACGACCGTTACGGAGCTGCGAGCACATGAAATCAAAGGACTTGTTCAGTGTTACCACACCTTTTTCTTTTATAAGGATAGCTTCTTGTGCCATTATTCCAGTCCGAAAATCTTCTTGTCCGTGATAGATTCTCTATTAGCTTCCAAAAACTCTATGAAATGTTCTACGTGTGCCGTGAGCTGTTTCACTGTCTGTTCGTGATTGTAAGTATAATATTCCGGATATTGCGTACCACTGATAAGCGGTGTGCGGCTGGTACCGCCTTTCAGCGCATAAGCCGTAAACTCAAATGCCTTTATGTTTTCCATCTGACCGGAAGCAATTAGGCAATAAGGGTAGACATGGCGCTGCCACCCGTGGGCGTATTTGCCGAACTCGTATTTAGATGTGGATTTTATGTCATAAACAACATCCTTTCGGAGTTCGTCGATAAATCCGTATAACTCCACATTTCCGTACTGGGTAGGAAGAATGGCGGATACATAGACCTGACTTAATGAGCCTTTGAAATACTCTGCCTGTTCTATACACCATTGTCTGTCGAAAAGGAAATGCCGTGCAGGTGCGATATCCGTTGCTGGAAAAGCTACTTGTATGGTATTGGTTTCCTTATCGCCAATGATGGAGTAGGGGGAACGCTCTGTCGGCACGTGATTTTCGCAATGGACATAGCAGTCAATGATAGCATTGAAGGCTGTTCCCTTGTCGGCTGCTTCACTCTCAAACGGTACACGGTTGATAGCATCCAGAAGGTCTTGCTTCAGGCTCTCTTCGATTTCTTCCGGAGAGCGTTTATACTCTCCGGTTTCATTATCAATGTTCCAGAAGTTTTCCACTTCTTCATCAGCTCTCAGATACTTGTCGAATTTGTCAAGTAATGAGGGATAGATTCTATAACTAGGCTGCTTCATATATTTTTTTGACTTTGTCGAATTTCAACCCTAATTCCTTGCATCTTTTATTCAGTAGCATACCTGCTTGTAATTTGCTGTCGAAGATATGTTGCAGGTTCTCCAGTGATTGTTTCACTTCGTTGGCCGTGTCCGCATCCGCTACCATAGCTATCTGTTCCTTGATAACTTCCATAAGACCTTCATATTCGGAGGACAGTTCTGCCTGTTTTTCCTGATAGGTCTGATAAGTGTTTACAATCTTTGTCATAAAGTCGTTCGGTCCGGTGATTGTACCTTCTGCATTAATGATAACTGGTATCTTTATGCGTGCCGGAAGATTGCAGGTATTCTTACCGTAGAATTTCTCGCACGGATCAAAAGAGATGGTTCTGTCCTTACCTATGGCTTCCATATAGCCTACAAGATCAAGCTCTTTAATCAGGTCACCGGCAGAAGAACCTCCGATTTCCGGGCGTATCTGTTTGTCCTCTCCGTTCTTTTCCTCGCGTTCATGGGCTACGAATATTACTGATTTACCCATTAGTGTGACTTGGTTTACGAAGTTGATGAACATATTCTTTCGTACTCCATATCCTTGCAGGGACAGTGTGCCATCCGCTTTCTTTATTTTGGGATTTTTTTTCATTATATATTTATCCATGAAGGATAACATTTTTCCTGCCGTATCAATAACGATGGTCTTGTATTCGGCAATTTCTCCGCTCGTAAGAACTTCATCCACCTCTTCCCATTTGGAAATTTGTATACTTGGGTGGGCTTGCTGCCATCACTTTAATGAACCGTATGGATGGTATGCGAACGGGCGTCCAGCTCCTTCCCTTTTTGGCGTTTTGGGAGGCGTGGAATAACTTTACCCTGCAAATTTGGCTAAACCCTTTGCTGAACATCGCCATGTTCCTTCCACTGGGCGTACTGCTTCCTCTTGCGGTAAAGCATTTCCGACGGTGGTTTTGGATGCTGACCGCCGGGGTCGGCACATCTCTTATGATCGAGCTGCTTCAGTATGTCCTTGGTCGTGGACAGGCCGATGTGGACGATCTGATATGCAATGTTTTGGGGGCCATGCTGGGGTACTGCTTTTGTATGCTGTTCGTCAGCTTGGTGAGGAAACAATGGAAAACCGCCGGAGTCTATGTTATTTTTCCCGTTCTGTCCATCGCTGCTCTGGCCGGTGTGTTCCTCACCTATCATTTCCGGCCCTATGGCAACCTTGCGGACGGTCCGATCTACAACGCGAAGACCAAGGAAATCGAATGGGTGCAGGAATGTTCTTTGTCCAATGCGCCCGGACCGTCCGGAGTGTACCGGACGGAGCCGTTCACAAGGAAGGACTGCGATGCCTTTGCGTCAGAATTTGTTGGGCGACAGGGAGCGGAAATTCGATTCGGTACTCCCGATGTAGATTACTATGACAGCAGAGCTTTCTACTCTGACCACCGCACCTATGCCCTGTGGGTGTGTTACAATGATCACTCCTACGAGTACACGGATTATCGCGTGGACAGTAAACAACGATACAGCGAAAAGGGTGGAGCGATCACAGAGGACGACCTTCGTGCCGCTCTGGACAAGCTGGGCGTCGAGATCCCCGATGCGGCCAGTTTTGTCACCGCGGACGAGAGCGCGGGAAGGTACGCTTTTCGGGCAGAATGTGTGGTAGAAAACGATGTGCTTACCAATGGTGAATTGGTCTGCTGGGTGGCAGAGGGCGGTATCCTCTACAAGGTAGACAACCATCTTTCTGTTAGCACCCTTCATGGAAATGCTGCAGTTATCTCTTCCCAAGAGGCGTATGAGCGTCTTTGTGCTGGGCAGTTCTCTTGGCGTGATGTGCCCATGTTCAACTATTTGTCCCCACGGCAAGTGCGAGTCACTGACTGTAAGCTCGAATATATGACCGACAGCAAGGGATTCCACCAGCCCGTTTACTTGTTCACCCTCTCAGATGAAAATGATGCCGCACTGCGGGGCGGTACCGGTTGGACCACTTTCGTTCCAGCTTTAGCCGGATAGCAGATTCGGCGAGAGTCGTGGATCAAGTCTGCATATCCAATAAAATGTTGTCGCACAGATAAACTTGGGATCAAAGAAAAAATAAGTCGAGGGAAATTCCCTCGACTTATTTTTTCGTGCCCTGTACCGTCCGGCCTGCCCCATAGGTCACATTGTGTACCTATGAACATGAACCGTTGTGGTTACAGGCTTTCTTGGTGGAGAATAGCGGGATCGAACCGCTGACCTCTTGACTGCCAGTCAAGCGCTCTCCCGGTTAGTGCGGTTACATACCCCCCTAAACCGGGTTAAAAGAGCGCTTCAATACGCGGGCAACCCCAAAACACACCCTGAATGTCTTTCATTATAGTCAAAGAAAGCCCGTATATCAAGGAAAATAATTTTTCTGCTTTGCGTCCCTCCACGGCATGATATAATTTTTATGTCCATGTTGGAAAGGAGGTGCGGGCATGGAAAAAGAATATATTGCCGGAGAGCCCCAACGATACGAAATTGGCGGTCGAGTTTTTATCGTTGAGCCACGGTACAGGAAAGACGGTGAAAGCATGGCAGACATCTTGCTAAAGCTGATGTTTGCCGACTTGGACGAAGAGATGCGAGCAGCAAATAAAACTACAACGGACTAAAATTGAAAGTATCAATCTGGCAGTCAGCAAGAGGTTTTTATTCTAACAAAAGCTCTCGTTGCCTAAATCTTTATAGGCAGCGGGAGCTTTTGGTGCAAATGACCTTAAAGCAAAACCCAACAAATCATTGCAAATGGTTTTAAAATCAGTTATTATACTTATATCTGTTGCCTACTCTTATAAGAAGGTGAGATATATGTCAATAACTGTTCAGCATCAAAAAGAAGCCCTTGGGCAAGCGTATGTAAGAGCTGTTATTGCCAAAGCAGGATTCAACTTCGGAAAGTCCGAACATGACTACGGGTATGATGGCACAATAAAAGAGGTTGTTAACCGCGGTGGTCGGTATGTAGAGAGTTGCTTCGGTATAAATTTTCAACTCAAAAGTTCTTGCGATGTTACTTTTGAAAACGGTCATGTGGTATATGATCTTGAAAGCAAAAACTACAACGATTTAGTTGAAGAAAGTTCCATGTTGCCTAATATTCTGATTTTGCTTGCGCTACCCACAGATAGCAACGACTGGCTTGAAGTTACAGCTGATCAGCTCATTATGAAAAGATGTGCATGGTGGTGCTCTTTAGAAGGGCAAGAACCTACTACCAATCAGACTACAAAAAGAATTTTTATCCCCGATGGGCAGATACTCTCCCCTGCTGCCTTGATTGGCCTTATGGAAAAGGTAAAGGGAGGTAAAAAGCTATGAACTCTTACTTATTGAGGAACCTTAGTGGAATAACCTCTGCATCGATTGAAAAGTATCTTTTGTTTACCGGCTGGGTTAGGGATGATACATTTAACTCTACAAGAATGTGGGTATTCAAGAGCAAGAGTGACCCCGAGTTTAAAATTGCCGTTCCTGCGAGTGAAAAAGCTACAGACTTTTATCCACAAGTTTATAACTTAATACAAACATTATCTGTTGTCGATGGAAAAACAGAGCAAGAAATTATAGACTCACTAAAGAGCGCATACACAGATCGTTTACAATTTCGAATTATTACAGAAGAAAGTCAAGGAGGCAAACTGCCACTTGACTATGCCGCGCGGTGCTTGGAGGGTTTGAAAGACCTTGTTCTTTACGCTGCTTGTGCAGAAGAAAATGCGAAGCCCATTTGTGCAAGAACCTACAATAGCGCTAAACGAGCTCTTGAAAAGTTCCAGTTTGGCCAAACACAGATTGGGAGTTTCATTATTAACATCGATGTACAGGTCGCAGATGAAGAAAACGAACAACTATACTTGATTGATGCAGGAGCTCCGCCAGATGAACCGCCTGAACATAAAATAATCAAACGCATCGGAACCGCTATTACTCAAGTTGATGGTGTTGCTAATCGACAAATCAAGATTGGTGATTTGATAGAGAATGCTTATAGGGACGGTATAACGGCGAATATGTGTGATGCTCTATCAAAACTCAAACCTGAAAATACTGAAGATGTTACAGTTGAAACATCCGTCTATTATGCAGAAGCGCTTACACAGACCGTTTCTCCACCGAAAGTTTTTACTTTGGATAATTCCCATTTCTTGTTCATCGATGAAATATCAAAGCGCTACAAGGATTGTACATTAGTCGAAGATGTAACTCTTAAAGGGACTATAAAAATGCTGTCCAAATCTCCATCCGCTGGTGGAGATGAAGAAGAAAATACTGTTCGCCTTTTGACAAAGATTGACGGTCAGATGCGCTCTATCTCACTTCATCTTCCGCCAGACAAGCACGCATTAGCGTGCAACGCTTATCGTGATGACAAAGAAGTGTGTATTAGCGGCACGATTGACAAAAGTGGAAAGTATTGGTTTTTTACAGAAGTAACTGAATTTACTGTAATATGATTTGATTAAACGCCACCCTAACAGGACAACGGGTGGCGTTTTCATATATAAAACCATGAAGGGAGGTCACTTCCGCCCGGTCAGTCTGCTGACTGGCCTTTTTTTATGCCATGAAAAGGAGGTTTGCAAATGGCAGATGATAAGAAAAATATTCCCGAGACAGCCCCGCCCGCCGAGGCTCCCGCTCCCACGGTAGAAAATGTAGCCGTGCCGGAGCCGCCTGCTCCTGATCTTGTGCTGACTGACGCGGAGGCGGTCATGCTGGAGCAGGAGGGGCACGCGGCGCTCTTTGAAATGGGCGATGCCGTACCTGATCCCGCTGACACTGTTACCCTCGCCGAGGTGGAGGCGCCTGCCGCTCCCGAAGCCCCCAAGGCTGAAAAGGAGCAGGCACAGCCGCCTGATCCCGGCAAGGACGCACCTGCCCCGGCACATTCCGGCAAGGTGGTGGATTTTGCCGCTGCCCGTGAGGAGGCAGCCAAGGAGGAGAAAAAGGCGATCAAGCAGAAGCCGCCCACGGAAAAGAACAAGGCCGCCAAGCCCGGCAGAGGCCGTCCGCCCAAGGATGGCAAGGCCGCTCCCGATAAGGCAAAGCCGCCCAAACCTCGGGACAAAAAGTCCCAAAGCAAGCCCGCCCCGGAGAAGCCTGCCGTGGATAAGGGCGGCGCTCCCGCCGGTGCGGAGGTCACGCCGGAGCCATCTGCGCCCCGTGACGCCACTCGACCGGTAAAAGAGGAGATCGTCTATCTCAACCTGTCTGACTTGCACCCGTTCAAAAATCATCCCTTTGGTGTCCGGGACGATGCGGAGATGCAGGGGCTTGTGGAGTCGGTCAAGGCGGCGGGCGTCAATCAGCCCGCGCTGGTGCATCCCCGTGAGGATGGCGGCTATGAGATCATCGCAGGCCACCGCCGCCAGCGGGCAAGCGAACTCGCCGGATTTGCGAATATGCCGTGTATCGTCCGCAACATGACGGACGATGAAGCCATCCTCGCCATGACGGATGACAACCTCCGCCACCGTGAGCGCATTTTGCCCACGGAAAAGGCGCAGTCACTCAAAATGCAGGTGGAGGCCATCAAGCACCAAGGCAGCCGCCCCGGCGAGGAGGACAAGGACGCCGGAAAACGCTCCACGCAGGTCGTGGGAGATCGCAACGGCATGAACTACAAGCAGGTGCAGCGGTATATCCGCCTGACCGAGCTTGTGCCGGATTTGCAGAAAATGGTGGACGAGAAAAAGCTGGCGTTCACCCCGGCGGTGGAGATCTCATTCATTCGCCCCAAGAATCAGAGGTATATCGCCGTGTCCATCGAGGGGCAGCAGTCCTCGCCCTCGCTGTCGCAGGCACAGAAAATGCGGGAGCTGGACAAGGACGGCAAACTCAACGGCGATGTGATCGACGGTATTCTGTCACAGGAGAAAAAGGAGGTAGACAAGGTGATCATCAATAGTGCGGAACTGGAAAAGTATTTCGGCAAGGACAAGTCCCCGAGAGAAATGAAGGACAAGATCATTTCTCTGCTGGATGACTGGAAGGCCAAGCAGCCGCCCGAGCTGGGCAAGCCCGAAAAGAAAACGGAACTTGAAAAGTGACCTTGGGACTTTTTGTCCCGAGGTCTTTCGTTTCCCCGAATGGCTCTTGTGGTTATATCCCCCGTCGCCGCCCGTATTCCAGCATGGTCGGGAGCGGGCTGTCAAGGGTGCATCGCACCGCTGTTTTCAGCGGCCAGCCCTTGACCGCCTGTCCCGGCTATGCTTTTTCTCCGGCAAGCGGCGGGGGTATATCCTCCAGAGCCGCCCCCTTTCCCAAGAATGGGACAGGGCGTGGGGTTTGGGTTGAGCTACTACATTACAAAACGGAGGTATTTTACAATGAAACGACCCCTCGCGTATATCACCGCCGCGTGGAGCGGCGACCCCTGCGAGGCGACGGAGCAGGCTGTCAAGTATTGTCGCGCTGTCTATGAGGCGGGCTTTTCGCCCATCTGCCCGACGCTCTATCAGCCGCTTTTCCTCAATGACGCCGTTCCCGAGGAGCATAAGAGCGGCATCGACATGGGGCGCGACCTGCTCCGCCGCTCTCATGTGCTGGTGGTGTGCGGTCATACCGTCACCGAGGCCATGAAAAATGACATCGCCGTTGCCCAGCGGCTCGGGATTACCGCCACCACCCTTGAGGGCATTTTGACCGTCAAGGGGCAGGGGCGCAGATAAGATGACGGCGCTCCGGCTGGGGAGCCTGTTTGACGGGATCGGCATGTTCCCCTTGGCGGCGGTGCGCTGCGGCATTGAGCCAGTATGGGCAAGCGAGATCGAAAAAGCCCCTATCTCCATCACCAAGCGCCACTTTCCCGATATGGAACACTTGGGGGATGTGACAAAGCTGGACGGGCGGGAGATCCCGCCCGTCCATATCATCACCTTTGGCTCACCGTGTCAAAATCTCTCGCAGATCGGCAACCGCAAGGGACTTGCGGGAGAAAAGTCCAGCCTGTTCTTTCAAGCTATCCGCATTATCCGTGAAATGAGGGAG